GCTAATGCTATTGCACAATTTGAACAAAGTGAAGGCAAACTAAAAGACATTAATAAAGCACTTGGTACAACATTTGATATGGATGCTGTACAAAAAGGCACAAACCAATTTAACAAAATTATGGCTCAGGTTTCTGGCGGATTTTCAAATGCATTTTACAGTTTGTTTGCAAATGCAGAAGTAATGAGTGTAATTGAAGATGGTGTAAAAGAAATTTTTGCGGCATTTGGCATGGGAGTAGACGACCTAAGTGGTGCGGCTATGAATTCCGCCGACATGGTCAAAAAATTTATTCCTGCTATTAAAAGTTTTGTAACGTTCCTAGTAGATGGTGCTAAAAGTGTAGCAGATTTTTTTGCACAATTTAAAGACGGAGACGAATACGACTTTGGTGCAATGTTTGATGCTGTAATAGGTAAAGCAACTGGATTGCTGATGAAAGCAGTCAGTACTTTTGTGTTTGCATGGTTAGGTCTCACTGTAGCAAAACATTATGCAAAACAATTCTTAGCACCAGCAATTGGCAAGTTCAGTAAACAACTGTTTGACCAAACAGGCAATTATGCTAAAAATGTGTTTACAAAATACGGCCCTGTTGCAAAAGATTTAGGTTTAAAAGCAATGGCATACGCACAAGGTATGTTTAGCAATGTAGCATCTGCAAGTAAAAATATTTTAAACAATTCCATAGCATACGGAAAAAGTTTGTTTAGCGGAGCCGCTGATGCAACAAAAGGAATCAGCGGAACTGTTCAGGCTTATGCAACTCAAATATTCTCTGGTGCAAAAAGTTTATCTAGTAAAATAGCCGGATACGCATCAACTTATGGTTCTATGATATTCAGCAAATCCAAAGATGTAGCAAGTAAAGTTGCATCTATGGCAACTGGATTTATGAGCAAAATTACACAAGGTGGTGCACCAGATGTAGTTGGGAAAATGGGACAAAAAGCCGGCGGCTTATTAGGCGGATTAAAAGACAAAGCCGCCGGATTAATGCCAAAAGGATTAAAAGACAAAGCACAAGGCATGGGCTCCAAAGTATCGAACATGCTTTCTGGCGCTTCAGACAGTGCAGACAAAACAACGTCAGCAATGACCAAAGGAGGCAAGAGCGGCGGCTTCTTGCAAAGTATAGCAAACGCAGTTAAGAAATTTGGTGATAACAAAGTAGTAAAAGGTGCGGCTAGTCTTGTGTTGTTAGGAGGTGCTGTAGCACTTGCGGCTGTTGGATTAAAACAGTTTAATGAAGTTGACTTTTTGTCAATAGTAAAAGGCGGAATTGCACTATTTGGATTATCTAAATTAGCAACAATGTTGGGCAAAGGTTCAACAGCAATGATGAAAGGTGCGGCGGCAGTTGCTATATTAGGCGCTTCTGTTATACCGTTGGCATTTGGACTTAACATTATGAAAGGTGTTGGGTTTGAAACAATAGGCGTATTAGCAGGAGCATTATTTACATTAGGTGTAGCAGGTGCTGTGATGGGTAAATTAGCCGCAAATCTATTACCAGGTGCTGTAGCAATAGCGGCATTGGGTGCCTCTCTTATACCTTTAGCATTTGCATTAAATCTCATGAAAGATGTCGGGTTTGAAACAGTTGAGGTGTTAGCCGGTTCTTTAGTATCATTAGGTGTAGCCGCAGTTGGTATAGGATTTGCATTACCATTTATACTAGCAGGTGCAGTAGGAATTGCGGCACTTGGAGCCGCAATGATACCATTTGCTTTAGCCTCTGTTTTATTTGGTAAAGGCATGGGCCCACTTTCAGAAGGTTTACAAAAAATAGCAGACGTACCAATGTTGGAAGTAGTAGGCAGTTTACTTGCATTAGGCGGCACAATGACTGCACTTATATTTGCGATACCAGGCATGATATTAAGTGGTATAGCACTAGCGGCATTGGGTGTAGCACTTGCACCATTAGGTGTATTTGCAAGTATGGCTAACGAAGGTCTTACAGGTTTATCTGAAAAACTAGCCGCAATGGGTGATATTAATTGGGCTGGTATGATGATGGCAGGGCCTGCACTATTAAGTTTAGGTGCTGGCATGATGGCATTGAGTGCCGGCGGATTAATTAGTGGATTATTAGACGGATTAGGCAAACTATTTGGCAGTGATTCACCTTTTGACAAACTGGCAATGATTGGACAAAATTCCAAGTACATTGTTGAAATGTCAAAAGAAATGCGTAACATGGATGGAACACTTTCTAAATTCGAAAATTCCATAGACAAAATAGACGCAGACGCAATTGGCGACAAGTTCCACACAATAGCAGTAGCAGTTAGAGTCTTAACTAGTGCTATTCAAGATATGGGTATGGGAACAATACTCAAGTTAGGAATGTTAAATGCAATGGGAGTAATGCCACAAGCACAAGCACCAGCAAAACAGAAAAGTCCAGCAATTGGATTTGGTATGAATAATGTAGAAGAAGATCCATTTGATGAAATGCAAGGTGCAAAAGAAATTAAGAAAGAAGCCGGCGTAGTTACAATGCGTGACGGCAAGCCAGTTAAACTTTCTTCAGAGCAACAACAACAAGTACAACCCGCAAGAAATATGAGTCAAGTAATGTCTGGTTCTGTAAAGTTGTCAGATTTACAAAGCCAATTAGTTGATCCTAAAGCAGTGCCTGTAGTTGGACAACAAAATCAAACACCGCAAGCCACAACTGAAACAACAACTACACCTGCAATGCCTAGCATGAAGTCAGATACAGAAATGATGGAGGTTGATGGCATTTCAGAAAAAGACTTATTACAAGAATTGATAAGATTGCAAACAGAAAACAACAAACTCCTCAAACGTGAAATGAAAGCAATCGAAGATAATGTCTAATCATCGGTTGACAAGTCAATAATAAATCCTTATAATACTACAAAGTGATAAATATACGCATATAAAGGAATAATATGGCAACTTGGCGAAAATATTTTAATAGTTCGAACAGTGGATTACCAGTAAACGTAACAGGTACAACTGCTGACGGCTATAGCACAACGCATACTAGATACAGTAGTTGGCTTCCTGAAGTGTATGCAGGATCACCTAACAGACTTATGAGATATGTCCAATATGACCAAATGGACAATGATTTAGAAATCAATGCGGCACTAGACATAATTGCAGAGTTTTCTACTCAAGCAGACGATTACACAGAACAACCTTTCATTTTTAAATTTAATGAAGATCCTAGTGAAACTGAAATGAAAATTCTCAGTAAAACACTAGAGCAGTGGTGCAAACTGAATGATTTAAATCGTAGAGCATTTAAAATGTTCCGTAGCACATTAAAGTACGGAGACCAGTTCTTAATCAGAGATCCAGAAACTTATAAACTGTATTGGACAGATCCAGCAAATGTTGAAAAAGTTGTTGTAAACGAAAGCAAAGGCAAAAAGATTGAAACTTACTTTATAAAAAATCTTGAAGCAAACTTTGAACAATTAGCGGCAACATCGCCAGCGGCTATTCACACCAGACCATATGGTGCAGGTGGAGGAATGTTAGCAGGTGGTAATATTGGTGCTAGTGCAGGAAATTATAAATTACAAAATGATCCAAGTCAAGGTGCAAGCCAAGGTGTACCAGTTGATGCACAACACGTGGTGCATGTTAGTTTAACAGAAGGCATGGATCATAACTGGCCCTTTGGTATCAGTGTTTTAGAGCCAATATTTAAAGTATTCAAACAAAAAGAATTACTTGAAGATAGTATTATTATTTACAGAGTGCATAGAGCACCTGAAAGACGTGTGTTCTTTATTGACGTTGGTAACATGCCTCCGCATAAAGCACAACAATACTTAGAAAAAATCAAATACGAAGTACAACAAAAACGTGTACCTAACAAAAAGAATGATGGTAGTAATGTAGCAGATGCGGCTTACAATCCAATGAGCATGTTAGAAGATTATTTCTTTGCTCAAACGGCAGATGGTAGAGGTTCTAAAGTTGACACATTACCAGGCGGTAATAATTTGGGTGAAATTGATGACTTGAAATACTTCAATAACAAGTTATTAAGAGGTTTAAGAGTTCCAAGTTCTTATCTACCAACTGGACCAGACGATGGTACAGCACAACACAATGATGGTAAAGTTGGTGTAGCATATATACAAGAACATCAATTTTCAAAGTATTGTGAAAGATTGCAAAGACAGGTTATTAGAAACTTAGACAGAGAGTTTAAGATGTATCTTAAATTTAAAGGTGTTGAGATTGACAACAGCACATTTAATTTAGAATTTACAATTCCACAAAACTTTAGCAGTTATAGAGAATTAGATATGGATACACAACGAGCTCAGTTGTTTACAAGTTTAGAAGCAGTTCCTTATCTATCACAACAATTTAAACTTAAAAAATATCTTGGTTTAACAGATGAAGAAATGAAAGATAACGAGCTATATTGGAAACAAGAAAATAAATACAATACAGAAGGACAAGATATTGAAGGTATAGGTCTTAGAAACGTTGGAGTTAGACCTGGTCCAAGTGCAGACTTGGATTTAAACACACCATTAGACGATATCCCTGATCCTTCAACTGAAGTAGTAACACCAGATGTTGCTCAAGCAGACCCTAACTCTGCTACACCAGGAACAGAATTATGAGGCTAGTTGAATTTTACGATCCACAAAAGGATAGAAGTGCTAATAGAGATTTCGATGATACTCGAAAAGGACGCCTCACACTTGAAACATTAGGCAAATTAAGAAAATATCGAGAACTTAAGAAAAAAGAGAATATCGAACAAGCAGAATTTGCCGCAATGATGTACGCAAAACCACAAGAAGGCCAAGCAGGCGGCGACGGTTTTTAAATGAAAATCGCTGTTTGCGGTTGCAGTTGGAGTTGTCGCGACAAAGAATACCCAGATACAGAATTTGGTAACTTGATAGCAAGTTACTACAATGCTGACTACATTAATCTAGCCAAACCTGCATGTAGCAATTTTGGTATAGCATTACAAATACAATATATTTTAGATAATTTAAAAGACGTAGACCTTGTTCTTATTAATGCTACTACTGTAACTAGAACTGAATTAAAATACAAAAATAAAAAGCGATATATGTCCGCTAAAGGTTGGGATAATGTTGATATGAACATGGCCCCCGGCGAAAAATTTAGAGATGAAGACCATCCAAGTTTTGAAAAAGGCACATATGATCCCACAATTCTCATAGACAGTTTTGGCACAATGTTTATAGATTGTCCCGAATCAGGCAAACTAGAAGACCATAATTTATATGAAAGATATAAAGATATTATGGATCAAAAAGCCTTTGACGCACTAAAAAAGTACATTATTTACTGGTTTAATCCTGATATAGAAAGACACAAGCAAAGCCTTATTCTGCAAAACTTGTTATTTAAACTCCAAAAAAGAGGCATAAATTTTGTTTTTAGCCCTAATACTTTTGAATGGGCAGAAGGTTATGACGAGATTGTAGATGACGACGGAGGCACCACAATGCCTTTGGTAAACGATGTACACATGCGTTGGGAGTTAGATGATAAAAATTTATTTGATGGCGGCATAGCAGACTACTTATATGTCACTGAAGAAGTATATGGCAATTGGGATAGGAGTTATGGAGCATGGTGCGATAATCACCTAACACACGAAGCACATGTACAGTATGCAAGAGAAATTATAAAGCATATTAATAAGTACGAATTGCATAAATAACGGTACAACAAATTTATTTCACACTGCATTTGTACACAACTTTACAAAGGCACATTCACATTTCTGTAAAAAATGAGTCGTTTTGACAGGTTTTTACAGTAAAAACACATCTTTTAATAAGTATTAACACTATATTATGTATATGTCCACGATTGGACAAATAATTTAAATTATAATATTATAATAGGAGCTCATAATGTCAGAACGCAGTAAACTAGAACAAGTTTTAGAATTCCTACTTGCTGAAGATAACGAGCGTGCCGAAGAGCTACTTCACGAATATGTCGTTGAAACTGCTCGAGCAGAGTACGAGCGAATCTTAGACGAGGACGAAGTAGTTGAATCAGAAACAGAAGAAGAGACAGTAGAAGAAGCAGACGAATCAGAAGAAGAAGCAGTTGAAGAATCAGAGGAATCTGAGGAAGACGCTGTTGAAGAATCTGAAGAATCTGAAGAAGACGCTGTTGAAGAAACTATTGATGTTGCAGACCCAGAAGCAGATTTTGTATCAGACGTTGAAGAAGCAGACGATGAAATCGAATCAGATGAGATTGGTGAAGAGGGCGAAGAAGAGTTAGAAGACAAAGTCGACGAACTTGAAGACGAACTTGAAGATCTTAGAGCTGAATTTGAAAAATTGTTAGGCGACCAAGACGAAGATGGTGAAGAAGCAGAAATGGATGCAGAAATGGACATGGAACCAGAAATGGATGACATGGAAATGGAAGAAGAATCAGTAGAATACGATTTAGACGAAGAAGTTGTCGAAGAAGATGACGAAGAAGTTGTTGAAGAAGCAACTAAGTTATCTGATAACGTTGCAGAACCAAAAGGTGGCGAAGGCGAAGGTGAATCACCATTCACTAAAGCACCTAAGCATTCCAAAGTTGAAGGAGCAGGTGCGCCTGTGAAAGCAAAAGATGGTAGCGAAGGAAACCACGGTGATGTTAACCCAAGCGACAGCGGTGCGTCATCCAATCTAAAAGTTGAGCCTAAAAAGGCTTAATTAGTTACTAGGAGTTTTTGATAGTGCGTAAGTTATATGAATATTTAGGACCGGAAGCCAATAGAATCGAGTTACTCGAATCTAATGACGGAAAAGACCTTTTTATGCAAGGACTTTTTATTCAAGGTGATGTAAAGAACCAGAATGGAAGAGTTTATCCAAAGGATGAAATACAACGTGCTGTTGAAAACGTAACTACAAGGTTACAAAAAGGTGAAACTGTGATGGGCGAATTAGACCATCCAGAAGAACTACAAATTAACTTAGACAGAGTGAGCCATATCATTACAGAAATGCAATGCAATGGCTCAGATGGTCTAGGTAAATTAAAAATAATTGATACACCAATGGGGAATATTGCAAAGGCTTTACTTAAAGCAGGTGCAAAACTTGGAGTATCTAGTAGAGGGAGCGGTAACGTTAATGAAAGCGGAAAAGTATCCGACTTTGATATTGTTACTGTTGATATAGTTGCCCAACCAAGTGCCCCGGACGCCTATCCAAAGACCATTTATGAGTCTTTATTTAATATGCGTGGTGGTAGCATGATTTATGATGTTGCCAAAGACTATACACACGATAAAAGTGCAGAAAAGCACCTAAGTAAACAAATCGTTAATTTTATTAACGAACTAAAATTGAGGTAGGAGACTACTATGGCAGTAAATTTTAAAGACCTTATCGAGTCTAGCGATATTAACGAAGAAGTTCGTTCTAGTATCGTTGAGGCCTGGGAGAGTCGTCTTGCCGAAGCCCGTGAGGAACTTACAGCAGAATTAAGAGAAGAGTTTGCTCAAAGATATGAGCATGACAAAGGCTTAATTGTTGAAGCAGTTGACGGTTTTATCAAAGAAAGAGTTGAAGCAGAAATGCAAGAACTTGCTGAAGATAAACAAAAAGTTGCTGAAGAAAGAGTTGCTTACAAAAAGGCTGTTAGCGAACATTCTAAAAAATTAGAAAAATTTGTTGCTGAACAACTTGCAAAAGAAGTTAAAGAGTTAAGAACAGACAGAACTAACGTTCAAGATCATGTTACTAAACTTGATGACTTTGTAGTTGAGCAGTTAGCAAGTGAACTCAAAGAGTTCCATGCAGACAAACAGGCTCTAGTTGAACAAAGAGTGAAAATGGTTAGAGAAGGCAAAAAACAACTTGCTGAATCTAAAGCAGATTTCATTAAGAAAGCCGCTGACAAAGTTGAAATAGTTGTCAACAAGATTGTAAAAGAGAATGTTGCACAATTTAGAGACGATATCACAGCCGCAAGAGAAAACGATTTCGGTCGTAGAATATTTGAGTCTTTTGCCAATGAGTATAGATCAAGTTACTTGAACGAAAGCTCTGAAGTAAAAGATTTACAGAAACAGATTGCTGAAGTTAAAAAAGACCTTGCAGAAAGTAGAGCAGATGCAGAAGCGAAAGCAGAAGCAACTAAACTAACTGAAAGCAAACTTAGAGTTGCAGAAGATAGATATTCTCGTAAAGAGAAACTAGACGAGTTACTCAAGCCTTTAGCAAAAGGAAAGAAAGAAATAATGGTTGATCTTCTTGAAAGTGTAAAAACTGAAAACTTAGAGAAGCAATTTAACAAATATCTTCCAAGTGTTTTAGACGGCGAAGCACCAAAAGAAGACCGTAAACCATTAACAGAATCAGTGACAAAAGAACACACTGGTAACAAAGACGTTCAGCCTTCAACTGAAGATGGACAGGGCGTCGTCGAAATTGACGAAATCCGTAAATTAGCCGGACTTTCAAATTAGGAGATAAGAAATGGCAGAATTATTTGAAAGCAATTGGTCAGCGACTAAGGATGCACTACTTGAGGGTTTAAGTGGTTCTAGAAAGAGTTCACTTGACGTGGTCCTTGAAAATACTAAAAGATATCTTCAGGAATCAGCATCAAGCGGTGCTACACAGGCTGGCAACGTTGCTACATTAAACAAAGTAATGTTACCTTTAATTAGAAGGGTTATGCCTTCTGTTATTGCTAACGAGCTTGTAGGTGTTCAACCTATGAGTGGTCCAGTAGGACAAATTCACACATTAAGAGTGAGATATGCCGAGAGTGCATCAGGGGTTAACCCAGGTGACGAGGCATTAAGCCCATTCAAGATTGCAAACCAATACTCAGGTAACCCAGATGCTACTGCAACTGCAGAAGGTACTCCAGGTAAGAAAATGAGTATTCAAATCTTGAAGCAAACTGTTGAAGCAAAAACAAGACGTTTAAGTGCAAGATGGACATTTGAGTCAGCTCAAGATGCCGAAGCAATGCACGGTCTTGATGTTGAAGCAGAAATTATGCAGGCACTAGCTCAAGAAATCGTTGTTGAAATCGACCAAGAAATTATCGGTTCACTAAGATCTCTTGCTGGCGCAGGTACAACTCTTGACTTCGGTGCATTAAGCAGTGACTACACACCAGCATACGTTGGTGATAGACATGCGTTATTGGCTATCGAAATCAACAGAGCGGCAAACAGAATTGCGGCTAGAACAAGAAGAGGTGCAGGTAACTACATCGTTGTTTCTCCAGAAGCATTGACAATTTTACAATCAGCATCTACTTCAACATTCGCTAGAACAACAGAAGGTTCTTTCGAAGCACCAACTAACACAAAACTTGCTGGTGTCCTTAACGGATCTATCAAAGTATTTGTTGACAGTTATGCGGCTGACGGAACTAAAGTTTTAGTTGGATACAAAGGTTCAAGCGAAACTGATGCTCCTGCATTCTACTGCCCATACATTCCATTAATGAGCACAGGTCCAGTTATGGATCCTGCTACATTTGAACCAGTAGTAAGTTTTATGACTAGATATGGTTATATCGAACTTACAAATACTGCTTCATCTCTTGGTAATGCGGCAGACTACGTTGATGCTATCACTTTAGCCAACGTTGCATTCCAGTAAGAACTTAGGAACTTACTAAATTTAAGCACCACCTCCGGGTGGTGCTTTTTTTTGACTTTTGCACCAAAAAGATAAATACAACATATAAAGTTGAACTTTAGGCGAGATATATGACAAACAAAACAAATTTTAGTCCAGACGGTAATTTATTCATAAAAGGTGGCTTGACATCTGAAAGTTTTTTAGAGGTTGCAGGCGATTCTAGTTTTTCCGGAGAGGCTAATTTTTCAGGCAATGTTGTTATTGACGGTTCTTTAACTGCAAACGGTGCCATAACATTTAATAACACAACTGTGAACACAGTTGAAACAACCAACAACGCAGATGGTTATGTTATTAATGCAGACAGTGATGCCAATGAAGCATATTTGCAAATTAATTCAGACGTTAGTAACATAAGATTAACATATAATACAAACAGTATGACATTGGGTTATGCTGGAATCACTGACGACATAACATTAAATTCTAATAATTTAATTATTTCAGGAACAGCCAACATTGCAGACTTAGACACAGTAGGCAATCTAACAGTTGGCGGTGAAGCAGATATTACAGGCAATGTGAATATTGCCGGAGAGGCAAACATCATCGGTGATGTTGATATAGATGGTGATGTAATATTAGCAGGCAATACAACAAACATTTCGCCGTTCATAACAGGTAACGTAAATTTAAGAGACGCAGAATTTCATGGTGTGGCAAACACCGCCTATGCTTGGGAAGACTCAAGAAACTTAACAATTAATTTAACAGGTCCAGATGTAACTGGTACAGGTAATGCATTAATTAGAGGTAACTCAGATGTTACTCTAAATATTTCTGCAACCACAGTGACTTCAGATGCAGTGGAATTAGGCGCTGACACAACTGGACAATATGTACAAAGTGTACAAGGTGTAGGCAACAGCAACATTCTAGCATCAGCACACAGCGGCGATGATGCACAAGACATAACAATAGATTTAGTAGATACAGGCGTTACATCAGGTAATGCTTCAGAGTCTTATGGTAATGCAATAGCAACATCTGGATTCACAGTAGACAATAAAGGTAGATTAAGTCAAGCAAATGCAACAATGATTGCAATACCAAGTAGCCAAGTAACAGATTTTAATACCACAGTTGAAGCATATACAACTGGTACTGCTCAAACTTTTACAGCAGAAAAAACACATGAAGCAAACCTTAATTTAGAAAATAATACATTAACATTCAACTACGATAGTCCTGAGACAGCCGTAGCAAATGCAAATGCATCTGTGCTGACTATAGACTTAGAACCGATAGATTTAAAAGTAAATGTTGCCGGCATAGCAAATTCAATTTCTGAAAACAAGAATGTTAATTTTCCTTTATTTAAAACAACTTCATATTACAGTTATGGCCCAGGCGACTTCCTTGAAAATTTAAATGGAAATGTTGCCCCCGATGTAACGATAGGCATAGGTGGTTATAATTTAAATTATGACGACACTTCTATTGTAGACTTAGATGTAAATAGGGTAGTACCTATTCCTCAATTAAGAATGGGCTCAGGTATGGCGGCTGAAATAACAGTAGGACGATTGCCTATGTTACCTAGCACTAACGTAAGCACAACTGTTTTTACTCGTGGTGTAGGATTTGCTGAAGGTAATAGCATTGTAGAAACATTACCTAGTGCTGTTGGACCTAACGAAAGCGACACTTTAAATAACAACCAATCTGTGTTAAAAGTTTTAGACAATACTTCAGGTCAAGTAATTATTGCTTATAGAAATATATTTGAAGATGGCACTGGTATAGAAAGTGATTGGGCAAATAATACTGTAGCAGTTACTGACACAGTTGTGATGACAGATAGAGATGCCACACTAGCAAACGATTATACATTCACAGGTAATGTTGATCTTAGTGGTGCTAATGTAACAGACGCCAACGTTGCACACTTAGGTGGCACAGAAACATTCACTGGCAATAAAACTTTTGACGGCACAGCAAGATTTAATAATGACGTAACAATAACAGGTGATCTGTTAGCAAATGCAAATGTAGATTTAACAGGTGCAGTAGTCACAGCATCTACTCAAGCAAATACAGATAGCACCACAAAAGTTGCAACAACTCAATATGTGACCACAGCAGTTACAGAAGCAGTTGCTAATTTAGTAGGTGATGCACCTCTGGCATTAGACACATTGGGTGAAATTGCAAATGCATTAATAGATGATTCAAACATTGGTAACGTACTAACAGCCAGCATAGCGGCAACAAATGCCAATGCTATATTCAAGCAAGGTAACGTTGCAATGACAGGTGACCTAGATTTAGGCACAAACAAAATTGTAAGTTTAGCAAATCCAACATCATCACAAGATGCTACTACTAAAGATTATGTAGACACTGCAAATTCAAACATGCTTTCATATGTAAATACTGCAAATACAAACATGTTGACTTATACAGATGATAATAAAGTTGACAAAACATATCATTTAGAAGTAAACGAATCTATGTTCTTGCAGGTTAGACTTGCAAACGGTGACTTAGTAGATTCAAATGATGCAGGACTAAACAATCCTGCGGCGAACAAACAAGAAATAACTTTTGATGCATCCGGCAGTTTGGAAAACATTTATTTAAGAACAGACTTTGATGCATCTAATCCGTTCTCAGTAATCACAGTTGGTGAACAAAACAATGCATTCTGGAGTTCAGCAGTTAAACATGGCGATATGCATTTTACTGGTGTTACAACATTTATGCCAGGCAATGCTTATGCTAATAGATTCAGTGTTACAGCAGGCTCAAACCAACAAGGACCAGGTTTTGTTGATTTTCAAGGTGGTATAAGACATACTAAAAATAGTCTTGCTGGAGCTCAACAGGCATTTACATCCAACGTAGCAACCATTTTTGGTAATACAAATAATCCAGTATCTAATATTACTAGTTACAGCAACTTTGCTATTGTTAACAACGGCACTTTAGGCTTAACTTTAAGTTTAAACACACCTGCCAATACTACATTAGACAGTTATTTAGGTAGCGAAGCAAATGTAGGCGGTT